GCTATGTATAGAGGAGAGCTTTCGGCTATGAACTCAGCAGGCGGAGGAGTTAAGTTTGCTGATGGTGGATTACTTAATAGTCCTGCTTTTGCTCAACAACAATTTTCGGGAATCAGAAATAGTGGAGGTGGTGGTGCTCAAAAAGTTTTTGTGGTAGAGTCTGATATATCTCAATCCCAACATCAAGTAAGTGTACTAGAAGCAAATGCAACCCTTTAAAATATAAACAAATGTTTGTTAGTAAAAAAGTAAAGAAAGATAGGATGATTACCTGTAAAAAGTGCGACTTTTACAGAAACTTCTTAATGTTAAGACTACCTAAGTGGACAAAAGGAGCAAGATGTGGTAAGTGTAGTTGCTTCTTAGATGCTAAAACAACTCTTACAAAAGAGTATTTTGGAGAATGTCCTTTAGATAAATGGAAAGAGTAATAACTAAACTTTATAAATATGGATTATAATTCAATAATCAAAAATTACACAGAAGAAAAGAAAGATGAGATAGTTAAATTAGCTAAGGTTAATAAATCAGATATGGGTTTAAATAATTCATATAACAACCAGGCTCTTAATCTTTTTTTTAATTTATGGCACGATCATTTTCCAAATGTTAGACAGACAAAAACCTGTAAAGGGTGTAGGCAGGCAGTAGTTAAGTTTTTTCACAACGTAGCTGATTATATTTCTAGTGAGAGGTTAAAAGCTGTTGAAACTGCTAAAGCACCTGAAACTGTTAAGACCTTTAAGAAAAAAAATAAGAAGCCTGCTAAACACATAACACGAACAGGTGCGTTATCCCCTACAGGAGTTAGAAACTAACATGGCAAGACAAAACAAAGAAGAGATAGTTTATAGGTATATACAAGTGGCGGAAAAAGAAATATCTAAAAGATGGCATGAGCCAACAGTTATGGATATTTTAAGACACTTAACTGAAAGAGGAATAGTTGACCCCAAAAGACTAAGAAATTATATGATAATCTATGATTTTGATACTCTCCTAAAGTTCAATGATGGGAGCAGAACTAATACTTTTATGGATTTATCTATAAAATATGACATATCCGAAAGGCAAGCCCAGAGTGTTGTTTATAAGGAGAGAGTTAAAGAAAGAGCAAACTATAATATTACATACTAAAGTTTATTCCATAAACTGCGTGAGATTGTCATATCATTAAAATATGTTTGCAGTTATGAAGAGAAATTGGTATGACATACAATCTAAAAAATCTACTAAAGCAGTAGACATATATATCTTTGATGAGATAGGGGCTTTTGGGATGAATGCTCAAAGTTTTATTGAGGAAATCAAGGAATATAAAAATTCATCAATTAATCTACATATAAATTGTGTAGGCGGGGATGTTTTTGACGGGATGGCTATTTATAATGTCCTAAAGAAAAGAACTGCCGAAACTACAGTTTATATAGAAGGTATAGCTGCCAGTATGGGAAGTGTAATTGCTTTAGCTGCTGATAATGTTGTTATGGCTGAGAACTCTCTATTTATGATCCACAACGCTTGGGGTGGAGCTATGGGAGAATCTAAAGAATTAAAAAAGACAGCGAATCTTTTAGAAAAGATTAGTAATGAGATTGCTGATATATATATAAAGAAAACAAATCTACCTTATGACAAGGTAAAAGAAATGATGGATGAAGAAACTTGGTTAAATGCTGATGAAGCACTAGAACTAGGATTTATAGATTCTATCTCGGATGCTATTAAGGTAGCAGCCAAATATGATGTTTCTAAGTTTAAAAACATAACAGACGAGGAAATTAAAAGCAAATTGAATATTAATCTAAAAAGTAAAAAAATGACCGATGAATTAAAAGATTGGTTTAATGGAAAGATTGAGGGTATTATCACTAGAGTTAAAAGTGAGAACCCTAAAGATTCTATTGAAGCAAAAGAAGTTAAGGTAACTATCGCTGATGAAGCTGAAATTTTAAATAAAGTTTCAGAATTAGAAGGGAAAAGTACTGAACTGAACGGGTCTATTACTGATTTGGAAGGAGAAAAAGAAACTCTAACTGAAGAAGTAGAAAGACTTACAGCTTTATTAAGTAAAGCAAATGCAAGGGGAACTGAAATCTCTACAGATGGAGACCCTGCAGTAGTAGTAGAAAACAAAGTAGAGGATAGTAATAGTGCATTTTGGAATGGACTAATATCTAAAATAAACATTAATTAATAATTTAAAAAACAAAAAAAATGGCAGCACATAATGTAGCAACAGGAATCGCAGGATTAGCGTATAACGGAACTTACGCATCAGGTATTCTATTAGAGCCTATGTTTACTTCGGATGATATAATGAGAAATTACACTATCTATCCTTCAGTAAAATATAAGCAAAATATACTAATGGCACCTTCATTGGTTGGGATAACAGCAGTACACACAGGATGTGGAGAAACTAACACTTGTGACCCTACAGGATTCGCAGTAACTCAGAAACAAATCATGGTTGAAAATGTTTCTGTAAAACAAAAACAATGTTGGGATGAGTTTAAAGACGAAGTAATTGTAGAGTCTTACAGGAATGGCGTTAATATGCCTGACTTAACAGGAACTTTATTAGCAGAGGTAATAATCAATAGAGTAAGAGGAGGAATAGCATCTGATATGGTAAGAAATATGTGGGCAGGAATGACTGCAGCAGCAGTAGCAGATTGTTCTTATGACTCAATGGGTCAAGGTCTTTGGGATATAATGTCAGGAGCAACAGCTTTCCAAGGAGGAACAAGTGCAGAGATGACACCTGTAATTGGTGGTTTATTAGCAGCAGCAGCAACAGCATCTTACGCAACAGTAGGTGGTCTTATTAGCGTAGCGGATGTTCAGTTATTATTGGATAATGTATTCAATACAGCACCATCTGCATTACAACAAGTACCTGCAGCAGAGAAAAGAATGTTTGTTACTCCAAATGTATATAACGCTTGGTATAGCACATTAACTGCAGTAGCAGTATCAGGAGCAGTTGATTATGGTCATTCAGAAGCTCAATCAGGAAAATCAAGATTATACTATAGAGGAATTGAGTTAGTTCCTATGTACGAATGGGATGTAGCTTTAACTGCAAGAACAGGAGCAGATTTACCTGCAGCTTTTGGAGCAGCAGGAGCAGTAACAACTACTCAAACAACAAATGGTGTTATCTATACAGCTAAGACAAACTTATTTATTGGTACTGACGTAGCAAGACCTGAGAATGAGCTTAAAATGTTTTATGATGAAGTTTCTGAGAATATGTATATTAGAGCAGGGTTTACTATGGGCTTCCAATATGGATGGAACTCTTTATTGAATGGTGCTACATTAATCGGATAATTATTAACTTTAAAATAAAATAAAATGGCAATAGATTCAGGATTATTAGTAGATTGTGGCGACTTGAACGCAGTAGGAGGGATAAGACAGATATTAATTACAGATTTAGATAATATAGCAACTTTATCTCCAACTACATTAGCAACTGACCACATCGTCACTTCAGTTACAGCAACAGTGCCTTGGGCTCGTTTTGAGTTTAAAAACGAAACAGCTTCGTTAACGATCACAGGGGCAAAAGAAGGAGGGAGCACGTCTTACGAGTGTGCTTTAGCTTTCTATATACCAGATATTGATGGAGCAAGGTTTCATGAGCTTTCAAATTTAGAAAGCACATGTCCTGTAGCGTTAATTGAAATGAACTCAGGAAAGATGTTTGTAGTTGGACTTTCTTATAAATACGAAAACATATCAGCAGGTACAACTCCTTGGGTGAGAAATCAAACTTATGCAAACCTTAGCACAATAGAGGGAGGTACGGGAGCAGCGTATGCAGACGATAATGGAGTTACGGTTACATTAACAGCTAGACAATTTGAGCTACCTTTAGAGTATTCAGGTGCAATTACTGTTGTAGCAGGTGATTTAACAGCAACGACATCTTAACAATAATGATATAGCAGGGGGTTATAAACACTCCCTGCTAATATCTTTTTTATGTGTGGATGTAATAATAAAAATAATGTGGTAGATTTACCGCATATTAATATATATACTCAAATGGCAGAATATAAAGCAAAAATGACGGGAGCCGCAACTAGATTTGGAGAGGTTCGTGTACATTGGGACACCGCAACACAAGAGGAGCTTGCATGGGTTTATGAGGAAGCTAACAATGGTTCTCATTATGTAGAGAAAATTAACAAAAAATCATCTAATGAAGAAAGCACCGCTAAAGTCAGCAAAAAAAGCAGTAAAAACAAGAAAGACTCAAAAGAAGAATAATACTTTTGAATTTGGTGTTTTTGATTTATCAGTTCCACCAAGCATTAAAGAGGTTAAAAACGTAAAAGACCTTCCAAATGAGTGGGTTCCTTTTGGAGATGATAACCTTTTCCCACAATATTTAGCAGAGTTAAAGAGAAAATCCTCTACACATAGAAGTGTATTGGCTCAAAAAACTGTATTCACAAGTGGAGCAAAGTTTGTCTGTGAGGATGAGTCATTAAGAGAATTTATTGAAGATGTAAATGCCGATAAAGAATCTTTAAGAGATGTATTTAAAAGACTAGCTGACGATTATTATACTTTTGGTAATGCTTATATGGAGTGCGTTATTTATGATGGTGGAGTAAATCTATATCATTTAGACGCTACAACAGTTAGAATGGGTAAATCCAAAAAAGAGATTTACGTTAATTCGGATTGGTGTAAGTATTGGAATAATGATTCAAAAATAAAAAGACTACCTATATACCCTAGAGTAGCACATAACAAGTTTGTAATTCACTTTAAAGATTACGAGCCTACATTTAACTATTATGGACTTCCTGATTATGTTGCAGCACTAGAGCATATCTGTGTTGATTACGAGATAGGAAAATGGAATCACACTAAATTCTTAAATGGATTTCAGCCTTCAGCTATCGTAGAGATAAATGGAGACATGGGAGAGGAGGAAGCTCAAAAAATGGTGAGAGAAGCTCAAAAGAAATTTGTAGGAGAAGGAAATAATGGAAAGATATTATTTATAGTAAAGAATGGAGATACATCTCCTGCTAATGTTCAGATTATAAAAGATGACCAAGAGGGAAGTTGGATTGATTTGCAACAAATTACAGACCAAAATATTATAACTGCTAATAGATGGCAACCATCATTATCAGGTATTGTTAGTTCAGGAAAAATGAACAACACAGGAAGCGAGATAAGAATTGCTTATGACTTAGTAATGACTACAGTAATCAGAGATACTTCTGAGTTGATATTAAATGGAATAAGGACAGTTCTTTATAAGGAAATGGGTTATGATCCTAGCGATTTAAAGATTCATTATGATCCACCAATCTCTTATGCTAATGATGTGGATATAAGAGAAGTGTTAACTATAAACGAACAAAGAGCATTAATTGATGAGGACTTACCAATGCTAGATGATGGGGATATGTTTGTTGCTGATAGAGAGGTGATAGTAGTTGAGAAAGATAATGATGGGGATGGGGAAATTGATGAAAGCAGAGAAATAACAATAGAGCAATAAGACATGGGTAACACTAAACAATATATAACGCTAGTATCTGCAGCCGAGGTAATAGACAATACATTTACTAATAAAAACACAGACCCTGTTCTTGTTTCAGAAAACACTATTGTTTTATCGGAGTTAGCACATATAAGACCCTTACTTGGTGAGAAATTTTACGCAGAATTAAAACTTCAACATGATACAGGAACCTTAACCCCTGCAAACGATGACTTTATAAATTTTTACTTAGAAGATTGTCTTTGTTGGTTTGTTAGATTTGAGGTTATTAATGATATTATGAGTAATATATCTTCTAGCGGTGTTGTTAATAATATAGACGAATTTTCAAGAATAATAAATCAAGATACTTATAACGCTTTTAAACAAGACACATATAGAAAGGCAGAGATATTTGCTAGTGATATGATGGAATTTTTAAATGGGGCTGACCAAGTTGGATTATACCCTACATTTAATAGTAATCACCCTAGAAGCATGAGTGATACATATAAAAATCATGGCATGATATTCTATGATAGTATATATGGTGGGTATCAAGGAGTTGAGGCTTGCGGTTCTTGTGGTACATACTCTACTGTTAACTGCAACTGTAATGATTGTTAAATTAAAATAATATGGCATCAAACGAACATAAAAACTTATTAGATTCAAACAGGCATAATCCTCTAGGATATGAAGCGGCAGATAATAATACTTATTTAGGTAAATTAAATGGGGTTACTTATGATGACAAGGAGGGATTCTTAGCTTGGACTTATTCTTTAGAAACATTTATATTAAATAGTGGAGATAAGGGGACTGCTGTAGGTGTAGAAACAGGTGTAGATTATATTAGGATGCCTTACAATTTTAGGCTAACTGAGGTGCGAGCAAGTCTATATGTAGCGAGTGGAGCATTATTAACGATAGATATTAAAGAGGACGGAGTATCTATATTGTCAACCGATTTAACTATAGACTCAGGAGAGAAAACATCAACAACAGCAGCAACACCTGTTGTTATTTCAGATTATGCACTTGCTAATGATTCAGAGGTAACATTTGACATAAGCAATACGGGGGGATCTGTTGCAGGTCAAGATACAAAAGTTTATTTAATAGGATATAGAACAACAGAATAATTCAATAATGAAAGATAATATGAAAGATACAGTAGAAGTTTTGGCAGCAAATGGTGGGGTATTGGGGTTGAGCCTAAGTGAGTGTAATGAATACTTACTTTTTATATCAACAACTTTAGCTATAATTTTTACAATTTATAAATTTATAAAATTAAAAAGAAAATAAGATGGCTACAACAATATTACAAACCACTTTATCCGTTTCAATTAATGAGCAGGTAAGTGTAAATGGGAGAGTGTACGGAAATAACATATCTAAGACTTTTGACGGGCAGGGCAAGGTAGATCAAAGGGTTATGGAAATAAGTAGCGAAGTTTATACTTCTATTTTTGATTGGAAAGCATCCCTTCCTGACGAGAAGGGAACTGGGGTTAAATCAGAATTTACATATTTTAGAATAACTAATACAGATGATTCTATCGGGGTAATTGTTTCTTATCAATTGAATACCGCAACAGATGTCTTTTCGGTTTTTCTTCCTGCAGGGTGTAGTCATCTAATAATGAGTAATGATGCTGATGCTACCGCTTCTTCTGGTGCTCCTGTAATGCAGGATATTTCAGGTGTTCTAGCCAAGTCAGAACCTGATGGTCCTGCAGCAACTGCGGTTTACATAGAATATGTAGCTGTATTTAGCGGTGGGGTTGAACCACCACTAACATAATGTCTAAGGCAACTTGGAAGTTTAGTGTTAAAAATAATAAAAAACGCAAAGGAGTTCATTCTAAAAATTCTTCAAAGAGTCAAAATGGCTATAAGAAAAAATACAGAGGACAGGGAAGATAAATGGTTTAATGATAGACTTAGAAACGTGGATATAAAACATTTTGAATTATCAGAATTTGACTGTCCTAGTGATAGTGGTTCAGGGGATAATATGTGTCTTTCATTCTTATCTAAACTAGATCAGGCTAGAGAGTTAGCAGGAATACCTTTTAAAATAAACTCAGGATATAGAACTCCTAAACACAATACTAGCATAGGAGGAGTTAAAGATTCATCTCACACTAACATTCCTTGTAATGCAGCAGATATACAAGTTAAAGATTCACATTGCAGGTACAAGATAATTGAATCTGCAATTAAAGTAGGGTTCAAAAGAATTGGGATTGGTAAAAATTTCATACATTTGGACACAGATAAAGATAAAAGCCAAGATATTATTTGGCACTATTATTAATTTAAAAAAAAAAAATGAAAAATTGGATAACTAATGTTCTTCTGGGTAAAATTCTTAACAGTCGTAAATTTATTTATGGACTATCGGGTATTGTAGTTCCTATCTTAATGACAAAATTTGGATGGGGAGCTGATGTAGCTGAAACAGTTTGGCAAACAGCTTGTGTCTTAATATTAGGACAAGGAATCGCAGATATATCAAAAAAATAACATATATTTACAGTCCTTCTTTGAGTGTTTTCTGAGTGGGATAGTTAGTAGTTAAGAATGGGGAGTTAATAACTCCTCATTTTTTTTACATAACTATATCGTTTTTTTATATATTTGTATATGTCAAAAGAATACGGAAAGAGATTAAGACTCACTCCTGATGAAGAAGATTTAATAAAGCAGAGTAGAGCAGAAACACTAGATAACTTAAATAATAACTCATCATTAGACTTTCACTTAAGAGACAGAGGTATAGACAAGAAAGATGTCGTAAGCGTAAAGCATTGGCAGTCAGCTAGTGGTGAGTATAGGTTTTCAATAGTTACTAAAGAGGATTGCGGTTTAGACAAGGAGGAAATCTTTAAAGGTATAAATAGTTTTATAGAAGGGCATTCTCCTGAATATGATCCTATTGAAAGAGATAACGGAAATCATCTTTTAGTTATAAATCCTGCTGATATACATATAGGTAAGTATGCTAATGAGACCGAAACTGGAGAGGCTTATGACTGTGAAACTGCTGTAATGAGAGTTGTAGAGGGAGTTCAAGGGCTTATAGATAAATCTGAAGGATTTAAAATTGATAGGGTTTTATTTTGTATTGGTAATGATGTTCTTCATATAGATAATGTGTATAATACTACAACGAAAGGAACTCATCAAGATACAGATGGAAAGTGGTGGGAACATTATGAGATAGCCTTAATGCTTTATGTTAAGGTAATAGAGATGCTTAGGACTATAGCACCTGTAGATGTATTGCATTCAATGTCCAATCACGATTATCAGAGTGGATTCCATTTAGCACACACTTTAAAATCTTGGTTTAGAAAGTCATTAGATATAAAGTTTGATATTAGCGTAGCAAGTAGAAAATATTATATGTATGGTAAAAACCTTATAGGTTTAGAGCATGGAGATGGAGCTAAGATGGATAAATTACCTTTGTTAATGGCACAAGAGAAGCCTTCACTATGGTCTGAAACTAAATTTAGATATTGGTATTTACATCATATACACCATAAAGTAAAACACAAGTGGTTAGATGCTAAAGATTTTATTGGAGTAACTGTAGAATATATGAGAAGTCCATCTTCTGCAGATTCTTGGCATTCAAGAAAGGGATTCTGCGGAGCACCGAGAGCTTGTGAAGCTTTCATTCATGAAAAAGAAAGTGGACAGGTAGCTAGATTAACTCACTACTTTTAAAATTAAACCCTTTAATAACCCTTTACATAGGGTATTACATACCTTTAAAGATAAAGATAAAGAAAAATATAAAGATAAAGACTAGGTTATATATTGTCTTTTATAACATTATTTAAAAAAACATTCTAAATATTTTGGTGGTTTAATAAATTAATTGTTTATTTGCATAGAAATTAACTAACTAACTATTTCAACTATCTAAATGAAAAAAACACTAACATCAATTCTTCTATTGTTAATTATATCATTATTATTTATTACATGTAGCACATACAAACAAGCAGATGATACTGAACACTTATGGATAGGAAGTGATGGAATTGAATTTTACGAATAAAACTAATTACTAACTAAACTATTTTAAAATGACGAAAACACAAACTAGTGACATTCTACAACACTTAAAAGATGGTAGAAGATTAACACAAAAAGAAGCTATTAACGAATATGGTGCTTATAGATTGTCAAGTATTATATATTCCCTAAGAAAGCAAGGACATAATATAGATTCTAAAGAATTAGATGTTCCTACTAGGTATAAAAAAGCAGATGGGACTACTAGAAATGCTAACATTGTTGAATATAAGCTTAATAGAAAAGATGAAATATTGACAGATATTTTTAACTCTGACTATCAAGGTATTTTAAACATAAAATATTAGTCATGGGAAGAATGAAAGAAGAATTTATGAAAATTCAAGATCAAATGCAATCAAAAGAAATTAACACACTAACCGATATTGCAGAACAATATCACAATAATAACCAAAACAATTTAAAAATGAAAAAAGTAAATGCAGAAGAAGCAACTATGGTAAAAGAAACAAAAGAAGAAACATTAAAAAGACTATTCCTAGCACATGGATTAGTTAAGGATGATGTTTACAAAGACAAACGAGGATTCGTGATTATAACTAGAACAGGGATAGATAAGATTGTTTCTAGTATGAACATACAAGTAGCCTATGAGCCTGTAACAATGACAAAAGAATGGGTAGTTTTAAGAGCTACTGCTAGTCTAAGAACAGGAAGTGGAGAGCATGATGTTAGAAATATGATGAGCTTTGGAGAAGCAAGTGATGATAACTTAATGGGAGGTGCTAAGAAATTTCCTGTTGCTATGGCTGAAAAAAGAGCTATGAGTAGAGTTGTTCTAAAGATTGCAGGTTTCTATGAGCAAGGGGTATTCGGACAAGATGAGCTTGCCGACTAATGACTGATTGGATGGATGAGGTTCTTGATGGTAAGCCTTTAGAAGCAGAGATGTGGAAGATAGGATATATTGAGAACCTCTTACACCGAACATCTATTTCTATATCAGAGCAGAATGAAATACTTAACTCTTTAGATATTCTTCACGATATAGATGCAGATAAAATCATTAAGTACATAAAAGAAAATGAAGTTCACTCTGACCCAAAGCACCAATATGAAGCTATGAGAAAAAATGGAATGTTTAACAAAAAAGAATATTAAAATGAAAAATGATTATGAAAAAGTAAGAACTTCAAGAAACGAACTTGAAGCTATCCTCAGAATAAGAGGTATATCAAAACAGAGTTTTGGAAGAATATTAAATATAAAAGGGTCAACAATAGAGAAGTATTTAGACAACCCTTATCACTTAAGGTATTATCAAATGCAGAGATTATCTACATTTTTAAATATAGGAGTCAAAGATATTATTGATATTATTGAAATAGATTTGAAAGATGAGCTTATTGTACTTGATGGAGAGTCTAACTTTAAAGTAGTTGAATCTTTAGTGGTTAAAAATAATGAATAGGTATAAACTAGAATTAACAAAAGAAAGAGATCAGGAAATTATACGAGAGATATGCTCTAGGTATAATGTAAGATGGATTTCTGTACTCTCAAAGAGCAGAGTAAGAGTTGTTGTAGATGCTCGGAGGTTATATTGCGGACTATTAAGAAATGTGTTTGGTTTAAAATTTGAAGATATAGGGAAAATACTTAATAAAAACCACGCAACAATAGTTCATAATCTACAAGTTCATGATAACTTTGTAAAGATTTTAAGGTCATATAAAAAGAATTTTGAGGAGATAGAATCTATGTTTTATTTAGATGAAAATTATTACATACATGAGGTTTTATCTATAGAAATTAAAATAGATACATTATCCCAAAGACTAGATGAATTAATAGAAAAGAAAAACGAATATAAATTAAAAATTAAAAAACAAAAAAATGGCAGACAAGAATTATGTAGTAAGTAGTATTAAGAAGGTAACTACGCAGTATGGAGATTTATTTAACGCAAGTTTCAAAATGGAAGATTTGCAAAAGATGTCCAAAAGAGGATGGGTAAATATCACTATAGCAGAAAGGAGAGAGCCTTCAGAAAAGGGAGCAACTCACTATGCTTATGAGAATACTTATGAGCCACCTAAAGAGGTAACAGCAGATAAGCCTAAGCAAGAGGATGATTTACCATTCTAAATATTAAATACAGGTTGGGGTAGTAGTAATGGCAGCCTATAATAGAGTGAGTTCAAGTCTCACAACTGCTACTCCTTCCTTTTACAACTAACTATAAAACAAAACACAATGGCAAAAAGAATGACAGATTCAGATAAATGGAAAAAAGGATTTATAAGAGGTTTGGCTCCTAAATATAAACTATTTTGGTTATATATATTAGATGATTGCACTCATGCAGGTATATGGGAAACAGATTTTGAGGTAGCATCAATAAGAATAGGCAGTAAGATAACTGAAGCTGAAGCTGTAACTGTAATGTCTAGTCAAATAGTAATATTTGATGAAGGTAACAAATGGTTTATTCCAAGCTTTATTGACTTTCAGTATGTAAATCTAAATGAAAACTCAAGAGTACATCAGTCAGTTATAAAAGCATTAGAAAAATATGATGTATATAATATAAAAGGTATTAGCCCTAATGATATAGAAGGAGTGTCTTTATTAGACAAGGATGGTATAGTCGTCAAGAAGCCTATTATAAAGCGTTTTAAGCAACCTACAGCAGATGAGGTATATGAATACTGCACAGATAGAAATAATAAAGTATGCCCTGATACATTTATAGATTTTTATGAAAGCAAAGGTTGGATGGTGGGAAAGGTAAAGATGAAGGATTGGAGAGCTTGTGTTAGAACTTGGGAGAAAAATACAGTTAAAGACAATACAGGCAGAAAACAATTAGCTAATAAAGACTATAATAAATTTTAATATGAGAACATTAGAAGAAACATTAAAGAACGCAACTCATATAAAAGTTAGGGATTATCAGAGATATAGCTTTGGGACTTATGAGGAGTGCTTGTCTTTATTTAAAGAAGCGTTTATGTTAGTAGATAAAACTATTGAAAAATATTATCACCTACCTGAATATGATACTATTGCACATTGGTTATCAGACACTAAGGGAAAGGGATTATTTCTAATTGGTAATTGTGGCAGAGGGAAGTCAGTAATCATCACAGGAGTATTGCCATTAATCTTTAATGCCAAGAAAGGTAAGATACTTAAACCTATACCTGCAAGAAAACTACATACGATTACAGAATACAAAACACCATTCATTGTAGTTGATGATATAGGTACAGAGGAGATAGTAAATGATTACGGAACTAAGATTGATGCAGTAGAAAATGCAATATTTGAGGCTGAAGATGATTTAAAATTACTATTATTGACCTCTAATTTAGATGCTGCTTCTATCAAAGAAAGATATGGAGAAAGGATATATGACAGGATAAAAAGGTTATGTAAGGTTGTTTTTATGAAGGGAGAAAGTTTAAGAAAATGAAGATATTAACAGTAATATTGTTATTAATTATATTAATATGTTTAATAGAAGAAATTTTTTTTACTAATTTTGAGGATTAATTATAAATAAAATAAAGAATGTTTGAAAAATTAATAATTGCGGTGTCATGTATAATTCTTTTATATATCATTTGTTCAACTTTAATTTCTGAAAAAAAGAAAGATAACTAAATAGAAGAAAAATGAAAAAAAATAAATTAAACCCTAAGATGAAACTAACTAAAGAGGAGTTAGGGATAAGAGACAATAGAGTGCCAAGTTACTATAAAGGTAAGAATGGGTATGAAGCAAGAAAGGTTTGTGATAACTTTGATTTAACTTACCACCTTGCCACAGCCACTACATACATCTTGAGAGCTTATCATAAGCACGACACTCCTATTGATTGCCTTACTAAGGCGATAGCTCATTTAGAATTTGAGTTAGAAAAAATTCAAGAAGCAAATGTTAAACACGCAGTCAATTTAGTAAGAGAATTACCACAATAGATTCAAAAAAATGATAGGAAATATTATATTTTTATTGTTGGTTCTTTTTATTTTTCGCCCTATGATTTATTTTTTTATAGGTGATAACAATAACATAGAACAGAATATAGATAAATATGAAAGGAAGAACAGTAAATCAAAAGAACTAAAACAATAGATATGAAATGTCCAAATTGTCAAGTAGAATTAATATGGGGTGGAGATGATGACTATGAGGATCACCATGAAGATGGGGATGTATATGGTATAGTATCTAATAGCACTTGCATAAATGATGAGTGTGAAGTAAAAACAGTTATAATATATACTTAATTATTATGAGCTACTTAAACCACTTAAAAAGAAATAATCATTGTGATAGCTCCAGGTGGGTTGTTAAATATGATGTGAAAGAACTAATCAGAGAGATTAAACTTGTCTACAAGCCATCAGAATATAGTAAGGCTAATGCTAAAAGGTATGGCAATAAAGCTAGAAAGCTACACAATAGAGAGGAACTGATTTACGCATTAGAATCAGATAAAAAAAACAGAAGTGCGTAGCCCTATCTTTAGGGTTATAGTAGAGTATGGGTATAGAGCAAAGGGATCTGTTAGGGGTTACAAATATTCCAAACTAGATACATTTGTATTGACAGATAACATTGAGATGGTAAAAAAAGATAAGTCTTTAATTGCTAAAATTTTAAATAAATCTCAATCAGGTAAAAAAGAAATGGACATAACATTTAAAAATATTTATATTGAAGGTCAATATGGAAACACTAATTATTAAAAATTAAAAAAGATGGAAATTATACTATTTGTTGCTGTGTCAATCTACTCAATATTCTTAAACTTAAGGCTGAAAGATAATCAGGAGGAAATTATTGACCTTCAAATAAATCTTGAGGAGTTAGAAGTAAAAGTTTATAACAAGATGATGGATATTCGCAAAGAAATTAAGCAATCAATTAAAACAAAAAAAGTTGAGAAATCAAGAAGAAGAAGTTCAAAAAGGAGTCGTAAAGTATCTCCAACTAAAATATCCTAAAGCTAAATACTGTGCTAGTTTAGGAGGGATTAGAACATCTTTCAAGCAGGCAGTTAAAGCTAAGGCAACAGGATATGTAAAAGGATTTCCTGATCTCCAAATCTGTGTACCTATGGAGAGGGGGGTACAGGGGGAGGGGGGTGCCCTAGAAGGAGGGGGTACCTATCATGGATTGTTCCTAGAAATAAAGAAGGATAAAAAATCTTACCCAACTAAAGAACAGAAAGAGTGGATAGCTTACCTAAACGATCAGGGATATTGTGCAAGAGTAACGAAAGGATTAGACGAGAGCTTACAAGTAATAGATGATTATTTTAATAAAAAAATATGAGTATAAATATATATGACAGAAAAGACATGAGAGGTGGTGGATATGCAAAGCGTAAATTTACTTTTGCAGAAGCTCAATGCATAAGGTTAGAGTATGAGACAGGTACATTCACACAGGCACAGCTAGCGTTTAAGTACGCTGTAAGCCAATCAATCATAAATAAGATACTTAGGTATAAAACATATATAAAGCTCTAAAGAGAAAGCGTCTCCATAACGCTTGTTTTAGTTAGTCAAAGAATAGTCAATAGATATAAAATCTTTTGGCTATTTTTTTTTATACGATTTTTTTAAAAGATTGTTTCAGTTTTTTATTTTTCATCCTGAAACTGCCCTGAAACTGCTAAAGCCCTGAAACTGCCAGGTATGTTGTATGCGTACGCACACACGCCCATGCCCGTTCTTATATATTGCAAGGATAAAAACCCTTATTTAGAATAAATATAAATTACAATATATTTATATATTTGTTGTAAATAATTTGTATATATGTTTTTTTACTGTATCTTTGTCAAGAATTTAATTAACTAAAAAAAATTTTAAGATGAAAAACAAAATCTATACTAAATTAATTGAGGCACAGTCTTTGTGTTTTGATGCTAAAGAGAATAAACTATTTGATATGTGCCAATATCATTTTGATATATTAGATGATCAAGAACTCACAAAAACAGACTTAGGGCAAATATTAAAATTTGCTTCTGATGTTTGCAAAATAGCAAAATTAAAAATTAACTTAAAATCTTTAATATAACAATATGACAAAATTACTTAACACTTTATCAAATTTAATTTACATGGGCGGTTTCCTGTGCTTATTAAGTTTCACAATTTATCAAATTATTAACAATTAAATTAAAAAAATAATGAATAATTACAAGATCACTAATTTAAAAACAAAATCTAGTATTTACCTAAACAAAGAAGAGAAAGAAAGGTTTTTTATTAAAAATAATTACTTTAAGGATGGTAAATATAATTATAAAATACAAAATATTAAAGACATTAAAAACAAAAAAATAGAAAATTTTCTTTTTATGGTTGTCTCGGTTTGTATTATGGCGGCCTTATATTTGGGCTTATGCGAACTTTTCACCCTTATTGACAGGATTACACTAAATTAATTTATTAACCCCTTAAAACTAAAATTATGAACTTTAACAACTGGAAAGAATCAACTTATAAAAATTATGATGATCCAACAGAATATAACGACAAACCAAGATATTGCGAAATATGTGATATTCAAGAGGATAAAACGTATTTTATTGAGAATGAATGTATTTGTCAAGACTGCAAAGAAGAGGAAGAAAATATTAATATAAAAACTATAAAAAAATGATATCAAAACAAAGAAGTAACTTAATAAAAAAATTGGCCTTTTATTTATTCCTTAATACAGAAAATTTAGAAGAGTTGACACATAACAAAGAACTTTTAAAACTTTGTAGGGCTTTTACTAATAAAGAACTAAAAGAAGCAATAGAAAAAGAAGAAGCGGATTATTATTTACCATTCTAAAAAACAACTACTAACTAATAAAACTAAAAAAAATGGATAGAGAAAGACTAATAGCAGAGATACAAGATATAAATTGTAATCAAAGAAATAATATATATGAATTAGCAATTTTAAACGATAAAGAATTGTTAATATATTTAATAGAATTAAGAAAAACAAAATACCCAACTGAAAGAGAATGGAATTACACTTATGAAGAATGGTATAAAAATGAATTAACTAAAACTAAATAAAATGATCTTATCAGAAAATTATAAACCAGTAAAAAATCTATTAAGTAAGGGAAGCACGAACACAAAAACCGCAAAAAATAATATTGAGACATATATATTATATTTAGCACCACATACTCAAAATAGTAAAAAAATAAATATTTGCCCAAAAGCCTCCAAAGGTTGCGCGGCTGCCTGTTTATTTTCGGCAGGTCGTGGAAGGTTTAGTAATGTTATTGCGTCCAGGACTAACAAAACAGAGTATTATCTTAGTAATAAAAAAGTCTTTATTAATCAATTATCTAATGAATTGTTAAAAATAGCAAATAAATCTATAAAACAAAATACAAAAATAGCTATCAGATTAAATGGAACTAGTGACCTTGATTTTATAGCATTAATAAAAAAGTATAATAATTTAGATTTATTAAATGATGATCAGTTTAAAAACTTAGTGTTTTATGATTATACGGCTATATTAGGCAAGATCAAAAAATATATTAATACATCTTATAAATTAACCTTATCAAGAAAAGAAAACAACGAAAACGAAATATTAGAGGCCTTAAAGATTGGCGGTAATGTTGCGGCAGTATTCAAAAATGATCTACCGACAAAGTACAAAGGTTTCACAGTTATTGATGGCGACCAGTCCGATTTAATGATGTTATATAATAGAAACGTAATACTAGGTTTAAGGGCTAAAGGAGACGCAAAGAAAGACAAGAGCGGCTTTGTAATAGATAGATATAACCTTAATTAATATGTCTAATTTTGACAAAATACCACTATCTGACGCAACAATAACTCTTCTTTTCTTGTTGTTTCTGTTTTGCTCTTGCTAAGATAAACGGCCAAAGCAAACATTATAAGACTTCTATTTATTTAGAGGTCTTTTTTTATGCTTAATTAATTAC